AGGTGCTGCACCTGACGCTGCATGAAAAAAACCTGCGCCCCGTGATCCAGGCCATCACGGACAGTTATATGCGCCTGGTGCAGGCGGCCATGAAGGCCTACGGCTGGGAGAACGGCCAGCACTGGAAGGTGCACGTAAACCAGATGGCGCGCGGAGATACCGAGTGGCTGAGCACCTTCCAAGCGATGCTGGCCAAACAGATCAAGCCCTTTATGGAATCCAACAGCGCCCTGCTGCCGGAATTCGACGGATACGACTTCGTAAACCTCGGCGAAAAGAACGGGACAAAGCGGGACACCCGCGACATTAAGGCCATGATCGAGGACATCCTGCTCTTCACAGCGCGGGGGATCGGCGTGGACGCCGTACTCATCGGCGGAAGCGTGGAAGCGACCGGCAACGCCTGGAAGCGGACGGTAACGCGCACGGTGGATCCCATCTGCGACCAGTTCTCCCAGGAGGCAACGCGAAAGCGTTGCGGGCGGGAGCTCTGGAAGCAGGGCACCTATATCCGCATGTCAAGCGCGGCGATTGAGCACTTCGACATTTTCAACATGGCCGCGAGCATCGAAAAGCTGATGGGCAGCGGGTGGAGCTTCAACGATATCCGCCGCGCGATCGGCGAGGAGCCCATCAATGAGGACTGGGCGAACCAGCACTTTATCACCAAAAACTTCGGGACATCGGATGCGATGGCCCAGGAAGGAGAGGGAAATGAACAGACCTAAAGCCCCGAAAGTCGGGGAGAGGGGCTGGGAGCTCCGGCAGGAGGCCGGGAGACCGGGCGTGCTCCAGCTCTACATCTACGGCTATGTAGAGGGCGACGGCTACGACTTCTGGACGGGTGAGCGGATCGACAGCGAGACATCCGCGAACCACTTCCGGGAGGAGCTGGCCAAATACCCGGACGCGCAGGAAATCGAGATCTACATCAACAGCCTAGGCGGCGACGTGGTGGAGGGCACCGCGATCTATAACCAGCTCAAGCGCCACCCGGCGAAAAAGACCGTCTTTGTGGACGGCTTCGCGGCCTCCATCGCCTCGGTGATCGCCATGGCGGGCGACGAGGTCATCATGCCGGCAAACACACTGATGATGGTGCACAACATGACCTGGGGCGTCTACGGGAACCCGGCAGAGCTCCGAAAAGCCGCCGACGACCTCGACGTCATCAACGGCACCGGGCGCGAGGCCTATCTGCTCAAGGCGGGGGACAAGCTCACGCGCGACAAGCTCACCGAGATGATGGACGCGGAGACGTGGATCCCGGCCAGAGAGTGCGTGGAGCTGGGCCTTGCTGACCGGCTGGCCGAGGAGGCAGAGCCGGAGGAGGACGGGAAAGAGCCGCAGCAGAGGGGAAGCGCCCTCCGGCTGGCCGCCTGCGCGATGGGCTTTGACCAGCTCGCCGCCCGCGCAAGAGAGGCGGAGGCCAGGGCCGCGAGAGCGGAAGCCGCCCTCCAGGAGGCCAAAAAACAGGCCTCAGAGAGCGCCGGAGAGAAAACGGGCGGGAGCCCGGAGCAGGCGGCAAAAACGCCGGAGACGGCGCAGAGCGAAACGGAGGACGGCAAAGAAGAGGACGGCGGAAACGCCGGAGCGGGCGGGGCGCGCATGAGCATTATGGAAGCGCTCTGCGGTTTGAAATAATCAACAAAAATTTGAGGAGGTCAATATGAAAAAAGACATGCTTATGCAGGACGTGAAGGAAAACGTGAGATCCCGCGAGGAGATCAGACAGGCCATGAGCGACGCCTTCAAGGCCAACGACAACGACGCCTACGCCAAGGCTGTTGACGAGCTGATGATGCACATCGGCATGGACATCCGGGAGGAGATCGAACAGAAATACAGCGATCTGCAGGACCTGAGCGACGAGCGCGCCCTGGCCATGCGCGGCGTGAAGCCCCTGACCAAGGAGGAAAAGGACTTTTACAAGGCGCTGGAGCAGAGCGTGAAGAGCGCGAAGCCGCGCCAGGCCATCGAGAACGGCAATCTTGTCATGCCGGACACCACGATCAACCGCGTTTTTGAAGAGCTCCAGACCGACCACCCCCTTCTGCGCCGCCTGAACTTCATCCCGACCGGCGCGGCGGTCAAGATCCTCGTCAACGCCAACGGCTACCAGGCCGCTCAGTGGGGCGAGCTGTGCGACGACATCATCAAGGAGGCGCTGGCGGGCTTTGCCAGACTGGATGCGAGCCTCTACAAGCTCTCCGCCTTCCTGCCGGTCTGCCTCGCCATGATCGACCTCGGCCCGGTGTGGCTGGATAACTTCGTCCGCCAGACCCTCTATGAAATGTTCGCCAACGGCATGGAGGAGGGCTTCATCGACGGCGACGGCAAGGACAAGCCCATCGGCATGAGCCGCCAGGTCGGCGCGGGCGTCGCCGTGGTGGACGGCGTTTACCCCCGCAAGGCGGAGATCACGGTGAACGATCTGAGCACCAGAACCGTGGGCGGCCTCGTGTCGATGATGGCGGTCGATCCCAACGGCAAGCCCCGCCGCGTGCGCGACCTGCTGCTGATCGTGAACCCCCTGGATTATTTCCAGCGCGTCATGCCCGCCACGACCGTGATGGCGCCGGACGGCACCTACCGCAATAACGTGATGCCCTATCCGATGGACATCATCCAGAGCCCCGCGGTACCCGTGGGCAAGGCGGCCTTCGGCATCGGCTACCGCTATCTCGCGATGCTCGGCAGCGAGAAGGCGGGCAGGATCGACTACTCCGATCACTACCAGTTCCTGGAGGACAACAGGGTCTATAAAATCAAGGGCTACGCCTACGGCCTGCCGCTGGACAACAACGCCTTCCTGTGGCTGGACATCTCCGGCCTTGAGCCGCTGGCCTACCGTGTGAACGTCGTGGATCAGCGCGAGCCCTCCACCGACGCGACCCTGACCGCCCTACGCATCGGCTCCAAGGCGCTGACCCCGGCCTTTGCGCCCAACACCACCAGCTACACCGCCGCGACCACTGACGCGACCAACACCGTCACCGCGACGCCCGCCGACGCAGGCGCGACCGTGGAGGTCAAGGTGGGCAATACCGTGATCGCAAACGGCACCGCCGCGACCTGGGCCGCGGGCAGCAACACCGTCACCGTCAAGGTGACCGCCGAGGACGGCACCACCACCAAGACCTACACGGTCACCGTCACCAAATCCTGATGAGCTGCGGGGGCGTGCCGAACATGGGGCTCCTGCTCCATGACATCAAGATCAGCCTCCACGTAACGTGGGACGACCAGGAGACCAACGAGCGCCTGACGGGCTTTATTCAGGACGGCATCGCCTACCTCGACAACAAGCTGGGGGAATCCGGGAACTACCAGGCTCCCGGACTTCCCCGGACGCTCCTCAAGGAATACGTGAGGTACGCCAGGGATGAGGCGCTGGACGTGTTTGAAAACAACTACCAGAGCCTGATCCTGGCGGCGGTCAATGACAAGGGGGTGGGCGACTATGGCAAGGCCGTGGAAAGCGCCGCGCCGCCCTGAGCACAAGGTCACGCAGGACTACAACGACGGGACGCTGACCGTCTACCGCGTGGAGGACGAGGCACAGCCGGGCTATCTCCCGCAGGAAAAGCTGACAAAACTTGTAAAGCTGCCGTACTGCCAGCGCAAGCTCGGCCTTTACCGTTATTACCAGGCAAAGCAGAACCAAACCCGGATCCAGCGGGTGCTCAGGGTGCCGCAGCCGCCCATGGAGATCACCAACCGGGACAGAGCCGAGACCGAGGACGGGAAGATCTACCGCATCGACCTGGTGCAGACCGTGCCGGATGTGTGGCCGCCGTCGCTTGACCTCACGCTCGCGGACTATACCCAGGGGGTGAGCCCATGAGCGGGACATGGTATGAGCGCATTGTGGCGGCCCACACCGCCGTCACCGATCAGGTGAGCCACGCAAAGCGCCTAAGCTCCGACCGATATTTCGTCTGGCAGGAGGAGGGCGCGGATGATCTCATCGCGAACGGACGCCACGCCGAACGCGGCCAGCGCGGAACCACCGACCTCTATACCAAGATCGAGTTTGACCCGTGGAAGGGGCGGTTTGAGGCCGCGCTGGAGGCAGCCGGAATCCCGTGGTATCTCAACTCCACGCAGTACGAGGAGGACACGGGATTCTGGCACTACGAGTGGGTCTGGGGGGTGCGCTATGGCTAAAATCGAGATGCGGGGCATGGATGCCTATCTCTCCGAGCTTCGGAAGCTGGGAGAAAACACAGAGCCCGTGTGCAAGGCGGCAGTATATGCCGGGGCCAAGGTTATCGCGGACGAAATCAAGCAGGCGACAAGCGGCCTTAACCGCGTGACGGACGCGGAAGCCATGGCAGCCTACCATGAGAAAAAACCGGTAAAAATCAGCGTATCCCAGAAAATCGGCCTCGTAAAAAGCCTGGGCATTGCGCCGATCATGGACAAATATGGCGTCGTATCAACAAAAATCGGTTTTGACGGATACAACGATGTGAAAACCGAGCGCTGGCCGAACGGACAGCCGAACGCGCTGATCGCCAGGGCGTGCGAATCCGGCTCCAGCGCCATGCTCAAGCAGCCCTTTGTGCGCCCGGCGATCCAGCGGAAAAAAGACGCCGCCCTGGAGGCCATGAAGCAGGCGGCAGACAGGGAACTCGAAAAACTGACAGGAGGTAACAGCTAAATGGATACAAGCGGATTCGCGCGCGGGCAGGTAGGCATCGGCTTTTCTTACCCGCAGGTGGCGGACTACAGCGCGGCGGCGGGCGTCGTGACCTATTCCAATGTGATGGATCTGGCGCGCGGCGTGGGCATCAACCCGCAGATCACGGTGGCAAACGCCGATAATCTTTTCTACGCGGATAACGGCGCGGTCGAGCGCGGCAAGCCGAAATTCCGTTCCGGCAACGTCGGCCTCACGGTGGACGGGCTTCTCGTCCCTGCGGAACGGAAAATCATGGGCATTCCGCAGGCGGCTACGGAGACCGTGCTGGTAGGCCAGAACAGTGTGGCATTCACGACCTACGGCAACGATCAGGACATCCCGTACGTGGGGCTCTCGGTGTGCATCAAGGTGCAGTCCAACGGGATCCCGTATTACATCGCGTGGGTGTACCGCAAGCTCCAGTTCGCGCAGTTTGACGTACCGTTTAGGACCGAAGGACAGGACATCGACTGGCAGACCACGGCGCTCTCCGCCGGGATCTTCAAGGACGATACGCCCAAACGCAACTGGAAGTGGTTTTCCGAACCGCTGGAGACGGAGCTGGAGGCCTACAACGCCGGGCGCGTCGTGCTGGGCGGGACGCCCGTGGAAGCGCTGCCCATCGTGTAAGGACTCCCTCAGCCCCAGTGTGCGCACTGGGGCAGCTCCCTCAGAGAGGGAGCCAAAAAGGAATGAAAGGACACAAAACCATGGAAATCTTCGGCCACGAATACGGCATGCTGTACACCGTCGGCGCGCAGCAGGAGCTGGCAGCGCTCTGCCCGGACGGTGACCTCTCCCGCCTCAAGGAGGTCATGAGCGGGAAAACCAGCGAAATGACCCCGGAGGCGGCAAAGATCCCGATGATCCTCTCCGACTGGCACGAGCGGGCGAAAAGCCTGGAGGCCGCGGCGGAGGGCGGGAGCTACACCCCCGCGCCCTTGAGCTGGGACGTGATCCAGATGCTCACCGTGCAGCAGTTCGGCGAGCTGATAGGCGAGGCCTTTACCTGCATGGCCCGCGACATGGGCCGAACGGTGGAGGCGGACGGCGAGGGCACGCAAAAAAAAACAGAGGCCGCGGCGGGCAGCTGATCCAGCTCAATACCGCGTGGTACCTCTTTTACGGCGTCAAATTTTTGGGAATGAGGAGGCAGGAGGTCATGACGACGCGCATCGGGGAGATGCGGGATCTGATCGACTGCCTCTCAATCTATAACGGCGCGGCGGTCAAACAAAAACCGCAGGCGATTGCGTTTTTACAGCAGATGGAGGTGGATTAAATGCCCGTAAGCATCGGCCCGCGCATCCAGGTGGACGGCGAGGAGGAATACCGGAGACAGATAAACGGAATCATTGAGCAGTCCAAAACCCTGGACGCCGAAATGAAGGCCATGGCGGCGGGATTTTCCGACACCGCCACCGAACAGGAAAAGGCAGCCGCCGCGAGCGGGAAGCTGGCCGAGCAGCTGGAGCTTGCCCGCCGGCGCACCGAGCTTGTGCGCGAGATGACCGAAAAAAGCGCCGAGGCCACAGGGGAAAACTCCACCCAGACACTCAAATGGCGGCAGGCTCTCGCCGCCGCCGAGGAGCAGCAGGCCACGCTTGAGCACGCGGTGGAGGAGAACACCAGGGCCATTGACGCCCAGGGCGACGAGATGGCCGACAGCTCGACGCAGATGGTCGGCTGGGGCGACACCCTGAACGACATCGGGGATAAGCTCGGCATCCGGATCCCGCAGGCCGCGACCGACGCCCTGAACGGGATCGACGCTTTTTCCGTCGGCACCGTGGCGCAAATGGCAGCCGTCGCCGGTGGAGCAGCCGCCGCGTACAAGGGCATTGAAGCGCTGGTGGACATCACCCTGGAGGCGGCGGAAAAGGCCGACGCGCTGCTCACACGCTCGGCACAGACAGGCATTGATGCTGAGACGCTCCAGGGCCTTGATTATGCGTCCAATTTTCTGGACTTTGAGGGTATCGACCAGAGCCTCGTCAAGCTGACCGCGAGCATGGACAAGGCCAGGGACGGCGCGGAAAAACAGGCAGAGGCCTTTGCCGCCCTCGGCGTGAGCGTCACAGACGCGGACGGCGAGCTCAAAAACAACTATGACACGTTTTTGGAGGTAATCGACGCCCTGGGCAAGGTGGAAAACGCCACCGAACGCGACGCCCTTGCAAACAATCTTTTTGGCAAGAGTTACAGTGAGCTAAAACCGCTGATTGACGCGGGAAGCAAGTCTTTGCAGGCCTTTATGGACAAGGCCAAGCAGACCGGCATCGTCCTCACCGAGGATCAGGTCAAAAAACTAGGCGAGGTGGACGACGCGCACCAGGAGCTTCAGGCGCAGATCGAGGCGACAAAAAACAAGATCGCCGTGGAGTTCGCACCGGCGACCAAGGCCGCGATGGACACCTTTGCCAACGCCGTCCAGAAGGGCGGCGACGCGCTCACAAATTCCGGCATTATCTCCGGAATCGGGTCTGCCGTGGAAAGCGTGCTGGCGCTGGTGGACGCAGGAGCAAGACTTGTGAACTCCCTACCGGATTGGATCAATCCATTGGAAAATGTGTCGCGTCAATTTGAGGGGCTGGCTATCGCCGCCTCTCTCGTAGCGGACGCGGTAGACCTTGTATCCGGTCTCATGCCCTGGAACTGGGGCAGCGGGCAGGCTACGACGGCGCTGGGCTGGAACATCGACCAGGGGCAGATGAGCCACTTCCAGCAGTACAAGTACCGGGACGGCATCGCCTACAACGCGGCCGGGGATATGGACTGGCGGGGCGGGCTGACCTGGGTCGGGGAGTCAGGCCCGGAGCTGGTGAGCCTACCGCAGGGCAGCGCGATCTATTCCAATCAGGAAAGCCGCCAGATCGCCGCGGCGGCGACCGACACCAGCCGCATTGAGAGCCTGCTGGAGCGCTGCCTCCAGCGCATGGACGGCATCGAGCGCGAGCTCGCCGACGGCGAGGCAGTCAGGAGGATGGCATAAATGGCACAGGTAACATTAGCGCCGAATGCGTGGTCCAACGATGGTAGTAGCTGGAAAACAACAGGAATCGACGACGAACACAAAATAGTTAACAGACAGAGCGGAAGCTACACCAGTAAAGTCAACATTGTGTATCGGTTTGCTTTACCAAGCAAACCAGACGCCGGAGTAAAAGTTATTGCAGATATATGGAGAACGGTTGTTTCTGGTCATGGTGGAAACATCAGAATAAATTGCACCGTCGCCAGCTCTGGAAACGCGTCACTGACGCAAAGTAAACCAACAACAACAGGGCCTGTCCAAGAAGAATTTGACTTTTCAGACCGTGATATTTTTTCGTCCGGTACAGCAACAGTAACGTTTTCAATACCGACCGCTTCCAACTATGATTACGCAAATGTCTATACGCCAAGGATGGTCTTTGACATCCCCGATCTCACCGTCACGGCCTCACCAAACAGCCTTTATGTAAATTCCAACATCACGTTGAACTTTACGAACCGGCTCGGACAGACGCTGAACGTGGATTTCTACGCGGGGAACACGAAGCTCAACGAAACCACATACACCGCGGCGAGCGACACCTTTGTGACAAAGTGCCCCGCAGAGTGGATCACCAGCGGGAACAGCGTCAACGTCACCGCCCGCGTAAGCGACAGCCTGGGACGCACGGCGACGAGCAACCAGTTCACCCTCAGCAAGATCACGGGCGGCGACGTGGGGGCAATCAGGCCGACCGGAAACGTGCCGGGCAGCGGGGAGATCACCTTTGAGTGGGCCTACACCGGGCCGGGCTCGCAGAAAAGCGCGCTGCTGGAGATCAGCTACGATCAAAATAACTGGGAGACGCTGGCGACCCTCGGCAGCGGGAACACCTCCCAAGCGAGCGCCTACCGCTTCCGCGCCGGACGGCTCTACTGGCGCGTGACCACAACAAACTCATACAACCTCACCAGTCAGGCAAGCAGCTCCGCCACGATCACCTACGACACCCTCAGCGTCGCGGCGACGCCTCAGAGCGTGATTGTCGGCGAAAATCTCAAGCTCAGCTTTACAAACCGCATCAGCAGGACGCTAAGCGTCGATCTGTACTCAGGCAATATCCGGCTGACGCCGGAAAGCCGTGAGGCGGCCAGCAACGAAATGAATCTCACCGCCGACAGCGCGTGGTTTGAGACCGCGGGCGTCGCCGGGGACAGCATGAGCGTGCAGGCGAGAGTCAGCGACGACCTGGGGAGGACGGCTAACAGCAATAACGTCACCGTCAAAAAACAGACCGGCGGCAGCGTAACGGCGATAAGCCCGACAGGAAGCCCGGCGGGAAGCAGCGCGATCACGTTTGAGTGGCAGTATGTAGGAGACGGCACGCAGGTCGGCGCGCTGCTGGAATACAGCTACGATCAAAGCAATTGGGAGACGCTTGCAAATATCACCGACAGCGGGAACATTTACCCGGTGAACGCCTACCGTTTTCAGGCCGGGAGACTCTACTGGCGCGTGACCGTCACCAACAGCTACGGCCTGACCGCACAGAAACAGAGCTCCGCCACGATCACCTACGCCACACTAAGCGTGGAGGCCAAACCCGGAACGGTGATCGTTGACGAAACCCTCACGCTCACCTTTACAAACCGCCTGAGCCGTGCAATCAGCGTCGATTTTTACGCAAACGGCATCAAACTCAATCCGTCCAGCTATACGGCAGCCTCGGAAAGTATGAACGTCACCGCCGACAGCGCGTGGTTTACCACCGCCGGAATCACGGGAACCAGCATGAGCCTGCAGGCGAGGATCCGCGACGACCTGGGAAGGACGGCAAACAGCAACAGCGTCACCGTCAAAAAGAAGACCGGCGGCAGCGTAACCCTGCTCAGGCCGACGGGAAGCCCGCCGGGAAACGACGAAATCATTTTTGAGTGGCAATACAACGGGGACGGCACGCAGCGCAGCGCGCTGGTGGAGTACAGCTATGATCAAAGCAGCTGGCAAACGCTGACAAACACCGCGGACAGCCTGTACAGAGCCACGAGCTACCGCTTCCGGACCGGGCGGCTCTATTGGCGCGTAACCGTCACCAACAGCTACGGTCTCACCGCACAGGCGCAGAGCTCGGTGACAATCACCTATGACACCCTCAGCGTCGCAGCGACGCCGCAGAGCCTTTATACCGGCGCCGCCATCACGCTTGATTTCACCAACCGCCTGAGCCGCGCGATCAGCGTCGATTTTTACTCCAGCAATATCAAGCTCAATCCCTCCAGCTATACGGCGAGAAGCGACAGAATGCTTGTTACCGCCGACAGCGCCTGGTTTAACACCGCAGGCGTCGCCGGGGACAGCATGAGCGTCCAGGCGAGAGTCAGCGACGATCTGGGACGCACGGCGACGAGCAACAACGTCACCGTCAACAGGCCGCAGGGAATGAGAGCGTCCCCAAGCTCTCCGCGCTCCGAGCAGATGGACGGCGCAGGCAAGATCCCGTTCACCTGGACGGCAAGCGGCGACGGCGAGATCGTGACGTCTCAAATCCGGTGGGGCCTGAACGGCGTCGACTGGTCGGAGCCGATCTCCATCGGAGACGGGGAAACGATCTGGCGGGCTGACCCGCTGATTTTCCCGGCGGGCACAATCTACTGGCAGGTCAGGATATCCAAAAACAGCTTCGGGCTCGTGGGCGAGTGGAGCAGCTCGGCGCAGTTTACGGTCAAATACAACGCCGTTTCTCAGGTTGTGCCGGTCAACAGCCCGACCAGCGGAGTGATCAGCGCGAGCATAGCCGAGACCTTTACCGTCGCGCTGGAGGCAAGCGGGCCGGTATACAGCCCCTTTATCGTGCAGGAGGCGACGTACTACTGGCGCTCTAATGAGATGGGCAGCTTTACCGCCGTGGCCATGACGCCGGGCGGAAACACCGCGAGCGTCACGATCCCCGCGGGCACCTTTGAAAGCGGAACGCTGGAATGGTACGCCGAGGCGACAGACACAACCGGGCGAACGACGCAAACCGATACCTTTTTCCTGACAGCGCTGGTGGCCAGCATCGAGGCCGTGCCGCTGTCGCCGATCAACACCGTGGAAGCCGGAAACGCGCCCATTGTCTTCCGATGGCGCTACGGCAGCATCGATGGATCCCCGCAGAGCCGAGCTGAGCTCCAGTACAGCGCGGACGGCAACATCTGGGTCACATTCGGCAGCTCGACAGGGACGGGCACCAACTACACCGCACCGGCAGATACCTTCCCAGGGCGTACGATCCAGTGGCGCGCGAGAGCCTACAACGCGGACAACATCGCCGGGCCGTGGTCAAACCCCGTTTCCTTTGTAGTGGTCGGAGCCACGGTGATCACAGCCGTGGAGGGCGACGGCAAACCATTTTTAACGGTATCGTGGCAGACGCTGGATCAGCTCGCCTATGAGGTGCGGATCGACGGACAGATTTTCGGACCCTACAGAGACGAGAGCGCTCGCAGCCTCCAGGTGCGCGAGCCGCTGGCGGACGGGATACACGATATTGCCGTCCGGGCGCAGAACCAGTACGGTTTATGGAGCGCCTGGAAAGAGGCGCAGACCTCTATCGCCAACGTTCCCGGGACGGCGGTGCTTATCGCCGAAACCGCGGGAAGCGGCGCGGGGACGGCAGGACTCACGATCACAGGCGGCGAGGCAAGCGGGGATTTTTTGATCTACCGCGACGGCATTCTGATCGGCAGGACGGCGGGCAGAAGCTACACTGACCGCACAGCCTCTCCCGGCGCGCATGAATACTTTGTGATCCAGGCGCTGGCGGGCGGGTACTATACCAAGTCAAACACGGTGACGCTCTCGACCGAGGTCAAATGCCCCATGATCGCCCTGCTCTCCGGCGGGGAATTTCTGGTGCTGGAGCTTAGCGCCGAGGCCGACCGCAGTCAGACCATCACCAAGGGCGGCGAGGTCGTCTATGTGCAGTACTCCGGGGCAAAATTCCCGGAGGCGGAGGTCGGCGAGGCCGAGAGCCTGACCGTGACCGGGGACGGAAGCTTCACGGCGGAGCAGGAGGCCGAGGTCAGACGCTTCGAGGCGATGCTCAAAAAGCCAGTGATCTACAAAACGCCGGGCGGCGAGGTCGTGGTCGGCGTGCTCCAGGGATTTACCCGGCGCGATCCTAAATTCTTCAAGAGCTACGGCTTTTCTGTGACGCAGATGGAGTGGAGGGACTACACCAATGCGTGAAATTAAATTCCGCTATGAGCTCCTGCGCGGCGGCGCGTACTGCGGGCTGCTCCG